CTCTTTTTAATGAATTTTGTCCAGATGCAACTCCATAAATTTTATAGTTTAATGTGTTTAAGTATTCAGATAATAGTCTTCCGTCTTGTCCAGTTATTCCTATAATTAAAGCAGTTTTATTCACGTATAAGCCTATCTGGAATCTGTCTATCTTCTACTGATAAAAGTTGGCCTTGGTGGTGTGCGTCTATATCTTTTCTAACCCAAGTCATTCCATAAGTATCTTCCATGTTATGGACTCCTTCTCTTCTTAATAGTCTTTCAGCCATTGATTGAAATGTTGGATCATCGCTTAAATTTAAATAGGAATTATGATACCAAGGAAGATCATAGAATGCTGGAGCGTTTACTAAAAGCATTCCTGCTGTTGTCCAGTGCTCTTGTATTGGTGGATCTTGATTAATTTGTTTTCCATTTAAACCATATTCTGGCACATTTACACCAACCAATGGTCTATCTACTTCTAATAACTTTTCAACTACTTGAGCAGTTAAAGATATATCTGAGTCTACATATAGGATGGCTTGATAATTTACTACCCCTAAATTTTTTTCAGTGCAATCTTCTCCCCAATGATGACCGCTAGTTATTCTAAATCTTTGTGCAAACTCTCTAATTAGATTACGACCTGTTTCAATTCTTATCCATCTATTATGAGAAGTAACTTTTGGTTGCATATCATTTATTGTATAAGTCCAATAGTCTCCGTTAACTTCTTTTAATGCACTAATGACATCAACAAATGGCTCTAGTCCTCTATCATCTAATTCAAAAGAAGCAAAGAATTTAACATTTGGAAACATATTTATAATATTCATCTTATCTTGAAGCCAAGACATATGTTCTTTTTTATCACATTTCCAAGCAACCAATGGTGTCCCTATTACAAAGTGTTTATTATAATCAATTGGCTTTAACATTTTTCCTACCCTTTATTTTTTCTATATAGTCTGAACATATTCCAGCATATCCGTATCCTTTAAGAAACTTTGTGCCGTGGCCCAATTCTGGCATTACTAAAATGCATGACTCTGATGCCTTTAGTTTACCAGGGTATGCCCAAACATAAGAATTACTTGTTATAGTATAGTCATCTATATTGTGAAAAAAACAATGAAGAAAATTATCCATGCACAGAGATAGTGCATCTGTATTCTTGCAATGTATCCAAAGTTTATGCTGTCTATCTTCTAACCACGCTAAATCTATTTTATACTGAGGCTTATCGTGTCCCAAATAATAAACACCATTAGAAACTCTAAGGTCTACCTCTACATCGAATCCATGATACAGTGCATAATCTATATACTCTGGATTGTTTTCTTGTTCTGGTACTGGTCCATTTAGATTACCACGATGTGCTATATAAATCATTTTTCAACTTGAACCCAAATCCATTGACGATGATTATCGCCAGGCCCTGTTGGTCTAAGATCTGATTTATAATTTTTAAAACCAATCTTATTTAACAAATCATCCTTTAATTCTTCTTCGTCTGTAATGCTAACATCAGCATGTCCATTTGTACTTGCTGCCTCATAAACATTGTCATAATATTTTGCTGTAGGAATGTTTTCTTTTCCACCGTAGCCCATTTGAAAGCAAAGTCTTCCACCTGGCTTTAGTACACGATATGCTTCTTTTAGTATATTAAATCTAATTTCATGTACACAGATATGTTGAAAGCAAATGACTGCAAACATAACATCATAAAAATTGTCTTCTATCATAGATAGATTGTCTCCAGATGTGTGGTATAGATTAGGTATAGATATATTATTATGTTCTAAGTTTACTTTTGCCTTATCAAGATTAATGCTAGATATGTCTACCCCATCAATTCTTTCAAATCTGTTATTAAACTTTACTATGTTCCTGCCTGGACCACAACCGTAATCTAAGGCTACCATGCCTGTTGTATCAAAGTCTTTAAATAAGTATGTGTCGTAATCTTCCCAATTATTGTGACCATCATATGATCCAACTACTGGATCTCTAAACTGTAAACTCCAAATTGCAGCATACTGATCATAATATTTATTTTGCATATTTAGGTAATCTTGTTTGTTTCTATTCATTAGTTATTCTCCAAGTAGTAGTTTAAATCTTCTGGGGTTCCTATACCCCACATCTTTTCTATCTCTTTTACTCTTATCTTTTTATTATCTTGTATTGCTTGATTGAATACTGGACAAACATAAAACTCATTGTTTGTTCTAATATCCGAATCTATCATTTCTTCAGCATATTTAACATAATCTGATCCATGCTTCCAATAATAAATACCCACTGTCGCATTATCTGAGATAGGATTCTTTTCTGCTACCTCTGATACAAAACCATCTTCTCCAATCTTAGCATAAGACCATTTAGGATGTGTTGCTTTAAAGGTTAAGATACCACCGTCAATTTCATCTGCACCAAATGCATAAAGACACTCATTACTGTTCCATTCAACTATTTGATCTGAGTTAGCAATTAGTAATGGCTCTTCATTATTTATATATTCTTTTGCTAATAAAGTTGTTACTGCAGCACCCTCAGTTATTCCATTGATTGTAACAATGTCACACCCAGGCTTTATTAAGCCTAGTACTTGTTTTAAATTATATTTTTCATAATGATCTTCTTGTACTATAAATATATAATGAGCATCTATATTTAGATTATCTACAACCACTTGAATCATAGGCTTACCTTTTACTTCAATCAATGGTTTAGGAAAAGTATATCCTGCCTGTGCAAATCTCGATCCAGCACCAGCCATTGGTATAAGTACATTCATCTTTTCATTCTTCCAAGGCACTTGGCTTCTTCCTTTCATTTCGAATCTATCTATCATATCAAAAAACTTGTCCTTATCTAAGTCGTCTGCGTCTTTAATGCCATATAGATGCCCTCCAGAGGCTATAGCACCCTGTCTACCAATATGGGAATCTTCTACAATAATTGTATTTTGAGGTAAAGCATTTAATGCTGTCATACATTTCCAATACATTTCAGGGTATGGCTTATGATGTTTAACATCTTCATTACTTACAATGTATTGTATATATCCTAGTATACCTATTGCATCTAATGCTGTTATAACAGTTTCTCTAATTGCATTACTTGCTACCGCAATTTTCCAACCATCCTGTTTTAATCTTTTAACTATTGACAAGGCTGTTTTATTTACTGGTAATTTTTCTAAGATATCTATTGTTTGTTTTTGTTTTTCTTGCCAAACCTGATCGTGGTACTCCACTGGCAAACCTTTTAATTCTGTTAACATTTTTAACTTCATTGTAGTTCCAAGTCCATCATACTTTGATAGATGTTCTTCTCTAGTTATAACAAACTTAGGATTAATCTTTACTAATGCACTATTTAAAGCATCATAATGTATATCTCTTGAATCTATCAATACCCCGTCAAGATCAAAAATAACTAATTTATTGTTCATTTGGATTTGGACCTGCATGTCTATGCCATTTGTTATGTCTAACAATTGCCTTTCCATTACATTTCATTACATATTTATTTCTAACTCTCATTGACCACTCTACATCCTCTTCTTCATTCCAACCACGGGATTCATCCAATGGTTCTTCTAGCATAACGTGTTTCTTAACTATAAAAAATCCACCAGAGATATACATATATTGAGTTTGTGTCCAATCATTATAATCTAATGACCACGCCCTTCCGTGACCTGGCTTATCCCATAAAGACCAGTCCATAGGATTACGAGCACCTGTAATTAAATACTGAGGGCAAGAGCATATGTCCCAGTCTGTTCCAAACTCTTTAAAACTTTCATACCAATTTTGATCAAAGATATGGTAGTCATGCATTAAAACTATATTTTCATACTTAGATTCTTTAACTAAAACATTTTTCTTTCTTGTGATCCACATTGGTTTTTGACTTTCATCAAAGTCTACCTTACGAATATCTGGTCCATCTATACCTTCACTATCTCCACCACCAACAAATAGTATTTCATATTCTGGAATACTTAAATCACGAATGCTTTTTATAATGTGCAATAGTCTATCTTTATCTTGATATGTTGTTATTATTCCAAAAGTCCATGGAATATCTTGCATAACTATGCCTTGTTATTTCTTTTTGCCAACAATGCCGCAAAGTCTTTAACTTTTGTATCTCCCATGTAACCCCAAGCATATCCTTCATCAATCATCATTTGATTTAAAGATTTTTCAAAACCTTTAATATGCAAGTCTCCAAGGATTCGACCATATTTTTCTGTAGAGTCTGGCTTTTGGGTTTTAATTATAATATTTTCTGCACCTTCAAGTTTTTTCTTGAGCCACTCTTTTGATTGTAAACCTAATTCTTTTTCACGTAGGTCTGTTGTGCGAGATTCTGGTGTATCGATGCCTGCGAGACGGACACGTTGGAAGTAAGAAACATTAAAGCCCAGGTCAATGTCAACATCGATTGTATCTCCATCTACTACTTTATAAACTTTTTTTACGTGATATTCATACATACAATTATTATACCTTATCCTTTGATTGAAACTTAAAGTCAGATTTTACATAGTCTTGAATTTTTCTAGCATATTCTTTACCCCGCAAATTGTCCATAAAAACAACTATTTCTGTTGCCATCTCAAATGGTTTTATGTGATATTTTACGTCCTGTAAATGCTCTATAAACTCTGCTAATTCATTAACACGATAGTCTTTATGTTTACGAATCTGCACTTGCTGTTGATCTCTTAAGTTGACCAGTTCTAACACCGTGTTTGTATGCAAGATTGGCTGCTTTTCTACGAGCCTTTCTAGCAGAACGCTTTCTCATAGCATCCCATGCAGCAGCCTTTTCTGGCCTTTTAGCCAAATTATATCCGCCACGACTTTTACCTGTAGCACCAACATTAGGTTCTTTAGGATTTTGTTTTATAGCCTTGCCATTTGCTCTGTTAGTATTTCTATCAGATGTTTTCTTTTGTGCCATTATTCTCCTTATACTTCTAAATCTAGTGGTGTAGGTGCAGTAACAAGGGTAC